CCAGCGTGCGGATGCGCGTCAGTTTCGCGCCCTCGAGCCCATCGGGCAGGCTGAGCAGCAGCGCCGTGATGGTGCCGAGGATGTTGCTCACCCGCACCTTCGGCCGTGGCAGCTGGCCGTTGCCGCTGTACTCAAAGCCCTCGGCCTCGATGGGAAAGCGCAGATACTCCTCGGCGTTCCAGATCAAAACGCCGTTGTTGTTCAGGCTGGTGCCAGCGTGGAAGCGGTAGATGTCCGCAACGCCGTGCTGCGTCACGTTCAGCTCGAGCTCGAAAAGTTCGATGACGGCACTGGGCGCGATTGCCTGGAGGTCAGAAACGGGGACGGCCATCAGGGCTCAAAGACCTCGCGGAATTTGGCGCGCAGCTGGTTGTTGTTGCAGTTGCTCAGGGTGATCTGCCAGCTGTCGCAAACGTATTTGCCAGCCGTGCCACGGGGTGGCGTCCAGTCAAAGCTCTCCACCCCGCCGCGTGCATCGAGGAAGGCTGCGATCTGATCGCGCTCAGTGTCGGTTCGGTTGGAGAAGGTCAGGTCCCACTCCTTCGGGTTGGTGTTCAGGCCGAAGCGCACCCGCTGCTCGTAGCCGTCGCCGGCCTTGAAGCGGTTGACGCGCGGCTGGCTCGACTCGGTGGCCTCGAAGCTGGGGGTGAAGGTGAAGGTCGCCATGATCAAGCCGCCAACAGTCCGCCGGGCCGCTTCTGGCGGACCAGCTCATTCTGCACCGCCTGCGAGATCGCGCGGCCCAGCTGCTCGCCTTGGCCGCTGTTGCCCTGCACCTGGCTGCCGGTGGCGTCCACGTTCACGGTGACATTGGTGGCGCTGCCGCCGCCCTTCATCGCCACGGGGATCCGCCGGCCATCGGGCAGGGGCACGTAGGCCTCGGGCATTGAGCCCTCGCCGAACATGGCCAGCTGTGGGCTGTTGGCGATGCCGCCGGCCGCGTATTTGCGCAGGGGCATCGGGCCGTCGCCGGTCATGATGCCGCCGTTGGCGAAGCCGAACGCCGAGGTGATGCCCTTCACGATCGGCGCCACCACCATGGTCTGCGCGATCTGGCGGGCGATGTCCTTCAGCACGCCGGCCGCGATCTGCCGGAGGCTGTCGCCCCAGTTGTCGGTGCCGTCGATCAGCAGATCGATCGCCGAGCCGATGCCGTTGCCGATCGAGTTGGCGATGCCCTCGACCAGCTGCCGCTTCTGCTCGTAGGCCTGCTGCAGACGGGATAGCGCCTGCTCCTCGGTGTTGAGGCCCTCGACCACGCCCTGCAGCGCTTGCTGGCGCAGGATGGTGTCCGCGAGGATCTTCTCGACGGCGATCCGCTGCTGCTGCGTCAGATCGTTGCCCTGCAGGTCCAGGGTCAGCTGATCACGCAGCTTTTGCAGACTGGCATCCTCGGTGCGGGCCATTCGCTCCCGCTCCGCCACCTGCCGCGCCAGCTCAGGGGTCAGCCCACTGCGCTGCAGCTCCAGCATCCGCTCGAAATCTTCCCGCTGCTCACGCACCGACTTGCGCTGTTGATCCAGCTGGCTGGTGATGGTGCCGAGCTCGGCCTGGCGGCTGTTGACCAGCTCACTAGCCGCCGCGGCCAGGCTGGCCGATCGGTTGGCGCCAGATGCTGCATCGAGCCGCTTGCCTGCCGCATCGATCCCGCTGAGGTCCACGCCAGAAGCCGCTGCAGCAGCCGCACCGGGCCGCCCGATCAGCTGGCGCGCGCTGCCCACCGGACGTGCCGCAGAGCCGCCCTGCAGGTGCAGGAGCCGCATCCGGCCCTCGGGGGTGTCTATCTCCACCGCATAACCGCCGGCGCCGGTGAAGCCGAGATCACGCAGCAGGCTCGCGCCGCCCTTCAGGCTGACGCCGCTGCCGGAGGGGGTGCCGAAGTCGATGCCGCGGTGGAAGCTGCGGCCGAACAGGCTGCGCGGGCCATAGCCGCTGGTGACGCCGTAGCTCGAGGGGCTGCGGCCGTTCACGCTCAGGTAGCGGTCTGCATCGGCTGCGCTGATCGGCCGGCCATCGGCCCAGCGCGCGTCAAGGTGCGGGCCGGTGCTCTGCCCGGTGCTGCCGGTGCGGGCGATGATGCCGCCGGATGCCATCGGGGCGCCCATGGCACCAGCAGCGCCGCGCGCACCTTCGCGCATCTTGGCTGCCATCTTCTCGGCGCCGTCCACCAGGATGTCCCGGATCCCGCGCGCCACGTTCAGCTTGTAGTCCTCCAGCGTGCGCTCGAGCTGCACCTTCCGATCGGTGGCGTTCTGCTCGATCTGGATCTTCTGCTCGGTGAAGCGCCGCGTGGCTTCGTTTAGCCGGGCCTGCGTGTCGAGCGCATCGGTGCTCAGCCCTGCGCCGCGCAGCCGCTGCCGCTCGGCCTCCAGTGCGAAGTCCTGCTGCTGTTCCCGCACTCGCCGCCGTGCTTCTTCAGTGCTGCGCTCCAGCTCCATCCGCTGGTCGCCCAGCTGGCGCTCGAGGTCAGCCGCGCGCTGGATCGATTGCTCGCGGAAGTCCGCCAGCCGCTTCTCCATGTCCTCGCGGATCTTCAGCTGATCGGCCAGGTTCTTCTTCGCCTTCTCCATTGCCTCGCGATCGGCGGCCGCGCGGCCCGCCTCGCGCTCCTTATCCGCCTGCTCCTGAGCCTTGAGCTGCTCTGGCGTTGGCGCGTCCTGCTTGGACTTCAGGTTCTGCTGGTACAGCTCCTCGAAGCGGCGCTGCTCAAACCGCTGGGCCTCCGGGTTGACCAGCAGCTTAAAGAAGCTGCCCATGCCGCCATCGCCCAAGTTGTACTTCTCGAGAAGCTCCTTGCGGGTCTGTTGCCGCGCCTGCTGGGCTGCGTCTATCCGAACGTTGGCACCCTTGAGCGAGTCTGCCACACCCTTTAACAGGTCGGTGAGCAGCTGTAGGCCCTTCACCACGGTGGGGCCAAACAGTTTGCTGATCTCCGTGAACAGGTCCTTGGTGGCGTTCTGGAAATCAGTGACGGCCTGCTGGCCGGTGTTGAACTGATTCGCGAGCTTGGGCAGCTCCGTCTCGCCCAGCTGCTTCAGAGCTGCAATCAGCACGTCGGTGCTGATCTTGCCGTCAGCGCCAAGGTCTTTCAGCTGAGCGCGGGTCACCTTACCGAAGGTGCCCAGTTTGGTCATCTGCTCGGCCACGGCCTGCCCCAGTGCCGGCGCCTGCTCAAGGATCGACCGCAGTTCATCGCCCTGCGCCCGGCCACTTACCAGCGACTGCTTCAGCTGGACCATGGCGTTGCTGGTCTCTTGCGCCGTTGCTCCGCTGACCCGTGCAGCGGCGCTGAAGCCCACGAAAATGGCCTCCATCTCCTTCATGGTCACGCCGGTGGGGCGGAGGCCTGCGTAGAGCTTGGCGAAGCCATCTTGCGCCTCTGCCGTGCTCAGGCGCAGCGTCTTCTGGATGCGGTCCGTGATCTCCACGGCGCGGTTGTATTCGCCGTATTGGGAAGTCAGCGCCTTGAGGCGGACCTGAGCGGTTTCGGCCTCCATGCCTGCGCTGGCGATGCCCCGGCCGAGCTGGAGGATGCCTGCGCCCAGCGCAAGGCCTCCTAGGGCCTTGAAGCTGCCCCCAACCGCCATCAGGCCACTCACCCCGCCGCTGCCAGAAGCAGCGCCTGCCAGCTGCGCCTGCTGCCGCTTCAGCTTCTCCAGCTCGGCAGAGTAGAGCTTGAATTGACGGCTGCCGATCTCCGCTTCGTTGCGCAGGCTGGTCATCACCGTGACCTGACGCTGCAGCGAGCTGATCGAGGTGCCGGCCGCCGTCGAGAGCTTCTTGTTCGCCGCGTAGAGCTGGTCGAGATCCTTGCTGGTGCGGTTGGCCTGCTGGGCCATGCCCTGCAGTCCGCGCTTCAGCTGGTCGAGCCCCGTGCCCTCCAGCTTCGCGGTGAACTTAATTGCCGTGTCGAGGGTCATCGCCATGGCTCAGCCCTCCCGGTTCATCGCCGCCAGCGCTGCGCCTTCCATCACCTGCAGATCCTCCAGGAGCGCGCGCGGGTCGTCCACTGAGTACATCTTAAAGAGCCAGGCCAGCACCGAGTAATCGAGCCCGATCGCCCCGCCTGCACTGGTGCGCCACTGCGTCTGCACTCGGCACCACATCAGCACGGCCTCCCAGTTCTCTGGCCACACCTCGAACTCATCCGGCGCCGGCTCCTCGATGATCACGCCGAAAGCGGCCGCGTCATCGTCCAGCTGCTTGCCGCTGTCTTTCCCGCCGCCGGCCCAATGCTCGGCGGCGGCTGTCAGTTTTTTCTCTTGCCCTTGCTCAGGCTGTCGAGCCAGCTGCTGACCACCGCGGCAGATACCAGTGGCACGTTCAGCAGGTCGGCCTTCGCCTTCTCGCTGTAGGGCACCTCGCCGGCCTTGGCGTCTTGGATCCCGCTCCAGCCCACCAGCACCTGATCGCAGAGCTCATCGTCGGTCAGGTCGCCAGACTGGATCTGGTCCCAGATCTCGCGGATCCGCGCCTGCG